AATTTTTGTAAAAGCATTATCGGCTATACCTGTTTGATTCCCAGATTTTTCTGCTATTACAAGTGAAGATCCTGCAACACTTGCAGTTGCTCCTGCAAGATTAATCGTGTCACCTGTTGTTCCAATATTAATCGTGTCCCCTGACTCACCAATCGTGATTGACGATCCAGACTGCTTGATGATTTCGTTTACTTTAAGTTGTGAGACCATTAATCTGCCTCCTCTATTGTATTACCATCCGCTACCCATTGAAGAACTGTTTGATAATCTGTGTTATCATTAACCATAGGTACTGAATATTCTAAATCATTTGTGTCTGTTACTTGAACTGATTTTGTTCCATCTACATACACTTGATATTTTGCTGTTTTTATATTCATTATAACTCCGAACTAAATTCTATTACTTGACTTTCCCATGATGGAATAAAAACATGAGTACCACTATAATTACTATCAACTTTAACAATTATTGTGCCATTTTCTTCATCATATTCAAACTGTCCTAAATTACTTAATGCACTTCCAAGACTAGCTTCCATACTAGAAAAATGACCTAAATCACTTGAACTTACAGTTGGTGTTGTTCTCATGGCTCTTGGCATAGTGTAATAAAAATATGACTCTGCATCATGTCTTTTATAAGCACCAATCCATCTAGTCGTATCATTTTTGTGATAATATCTTTGGCATCTAAATAAATTATCTGCGTAAGTTTCATGTTGGTATGGAGGTAAATTACTTGCCGAATACTCGCCTACTTCCATTTGAAAACCAGTTAAATGCCAATTATTAGATGTTGAGTCGGCATTATTAACTTGTCCACTTGCTCTATCTGTAGTGGTTGAAGCACCCCATGCTGTTTGCAAAGAGCCACTTGTATAATCTGTTCCTGCAAAAATATAAAATCTAAGAATTAATCCTAAAGCATTGCCTGTTCCAAAATTACCTGTTGTGTCGGCAGGAAATGTAACAACTTTATGCTCCCATGTGTCTGTAGTTGAAACTGTATAAGTAGCAGAAACTGCTCTGTCATTTCCTTCATCTTGCAACTCTACTATATTAGTTCCTGTCTTTGTTGCTTTAACCCAAAATGCAATAGTAAATTTTTGTGCATTTGCTGTTCCTTTTTTAAAAGCACCTAAATCTTGTTTTTCCCATCTTTGCTCAATATGTAAAGTATCTCCTGTACCTAATGAGCCTTGTGCTGTAGTACAATCTATTTTTAAAGCACTATTAAATCCATCAGCATAAGCATTACCACTTGTTAAAGTTTCTTGTGTCATAGTCCATGCAGAAGAAGGAGAGCCATTTTCATGCCATTTCCATCTATCTACTGTTTTATAACCAGAACTACCATTTGTTAATCCTGTTGCAGAAGCTCCATATTGAGCAACTTCCATGTTGCCATTGTAAGCTAATGGGAATGCATTAGGTCTGTAGCTTGTAAAATTAGTAGCTGTTCCACTGTTCGTAATAGTCGCCCCTGAAGGCACCGTTATTGTGTCACCTGACTCTCCAACTTGAATTGCAGTACCCCCAGAAACTGGTGTAATTTTATTTACTTCAATCGTGCTCATACTATTACAAACGTTGCTCCTGTTGGTACGGTTAAAGTTTTGCCAGACTGTACCGTGAATGGCCCAGCTACAAGTGCATTATCACTTGCTGCTAGCGTTAAGTTTTGTGTTAAGGTTTGTACATTTCTATACACACCGTTGATTGTTGTTAACTTATCATAGGATATACTAGAATCTGCTGGAGTTCCAGCATCAAAACTATTTCCTAATAAAATTCCAAAGAATGTATCAGTAGCTGCCGGAGGCGCTGTAAAGGCAATACTGGATCTAGTCGATCCAAAAGTAAATGCACTGTTAGGCTCCTGAATGACCCCTGATATAGAAATAATTAGCTGGTTCAATGATGCCATCTCCACGGTGCTTCCACCTACTTGAAGAGTAAAATCTGTATTAGAGGCGTTAAATCCAGATGAAATGTCATCTAATTTCTCGAACGCGCCAAATGCTAATCCTGGTCCTATGTATGCCATTACGGTTTACTCCAAATTGAATGTGTTAATTTTCCATCACTATCTCTTGCTAGTAATAAGTCGTATGCGTTTTCATCCGTGTGGTTGGCAGGAATGTCCCTCATATTTTGACGATATGTTTTCATTGCATCACTCATTGTTACATCTCCTAGTGCATAAAAATCTGTTTCTTTTAATTTTTCTAATCTTAATTTTTTTATAGCTTCTAATTTTCTATCACCACTTGCGTCATCCCATGCTTTAACTTTTGCATCACGAATTGTTTGTTCTTCTGCTGTTAAATTAACTTCTTCTTGTTTACCTGTAACACCATTAAATATTAATTTTGTATTTGGCATATTAACTATCCTTGTATCCCCATATTGCTACATTTACTGTTCCAAATAATCCTGAGGTTGTTTCTAATTGAACACCACCACCAGCAACTGAAGTTGTGGTTTCAAGATAACTACCGAAAGTACCACTATATTGTTTATTTGAAGCTGAGTTATATAACCAACCATAAAATGTACCAATAGCAGTTGGATAATCTACATTATCATTTTGGTTAGGAAATAAATCTAAAGAAAATTTATGAATATGACTACCTGTTGCTGTATCTACAAATAATCTTGAATAAGTTGCACCCCAATCTAACCATTCTTCACTAGCCATTGATGAAGAGTCTGATTTTTGAGCCTGTCCTATTGTATGATAATTACCAGCAGTAAATTCAGTATTATCTGATTTTAGCCATCTAAATTCAATGTGAGCACCATTTGCTGTACCTTGAAATGCTCCCATTAAATGGTATCTTTGATAATCACTACTAAAAACTTGTTCTAATTTAATATTCCCAGCATTATGATTTGCCGCATTAACTCCACCTAGATAAACTAAACTACCAGCGTTATCTGCTGCACTAGCAATAGTAGTTGTGCCTGTAAACTTTAAGAACTGATCTGTAGTACCAGAAGTTAAATTTGTACCACCTTTTGTTACGGGTATTGTAGGTAAATTAGCAGTAGGAGTAACTCCTGTGATTCCTTTTGTGACGTCTATTGTTGCAAATGCCATTCTATGCTCCTATTAATTTATAACCCATAAATTTTGCACTTTCTGCTCCACCTTTTGTATCTCTTGCTCCGCCTTCATTATGATAAACATATATTGAAACTGTATCTCCTACTGATAAATCTAAAACAGTAGAAACTTTTGCTCTAATATCATCATCTGAACTAGGAGAATACCATCTTGCAACTTCTTGAGCTGTGCTGTCTTTGTAAATAGCTATATTAACAAATTCTGCATCATCAATTCCTCCAATTTCTACTGCACCCTGAAAATAATATTTTCCTGCTTTACCTGTTGGTACTGTAAAAGTTCCTGATGAAAAAGCCGAGTCTGTATCCCAAATTGAAGTAGCATAAACTATTTTTGTGTATGTAGTGTTAGGAATACTTTGGACTGTGCTTAAAGAATAATTAAAACTTGGAGTGTTAGCAATACCTTCTAACGTATTTGTACCTGCACTATTAAGCGTAGCCCCTGAAGGAATACTAATCGTATCCCCTGACTGGCCCAATGTGATGGTACCTGTCCCGGTTCTCTTGAGTATGGTGTCAACTTTAAGTGTGCTCATTATGCTATTCTAAAACCTCCAAAATATGTTTTACCATAACCTACTGTTTCATTTGAAGAAGCACCTGCCCATGTTCCTTGAAATTGAACTCTAATTGTATCATCTGCATCCATATCAAATATTTGACTTGCATAAAAAGAAGAAACAGAATCTCCACTACCTCGTCTAGTAATATAAGACATTGAATGTTTTAAATTGGTATCAGTATATCCAGCATCATTTTTATCTAAAATGAGAGTTCCAGCATCCCAATCATCACCTTGATCAACACTAAAACATACTTGAGCAAAAACAAAATACTTGCCCACTACGCCAGGTGTAAATTTATAAGTTGATGGATTAAATACACTTCCTGAATCTTCCATTTCTGTATCCATTTGAATTGTAACATAGGTATCATTTGCAACAGTTTGACCACTATTACCTCGTCTAGCTAAAAAATAAATACTTCCTGCAGCTCCAAAACCCGTAGCGGTCCCTGCGTTAGCAATGGTCACCCCTGACGGGATGTTCACCGTATCACCTGAAACGCCTAGGTTAATAGTAGACGTGTTCGTACTACCAATTTGCATGGTAGACGTACCAGATCTAGTATCAATAGTATCTACTTGAATCTTACTCAATTATGTCTCCTTTAAGACTTAGGGTTAGCATCTTTGACCGCTTTAATATGCTTGAACCAGTCGCCAGTAGAGTCACCTTTACTAGCTAACATGTCCTTGTATAGCATATCTAATTGGTCGCCAATATCACCATAAGCCGCTTTTCTTGTACTTTTTACAGTGTTGTTTGTCTCTTCTG